TTAGAATATGTTTTTTAGTGTATTTTCGTATAAAATTCTTGATTCTTCCTGTAGGTGTGGAGTGACATGGGCATAAATCCTTTCGGTCATTTCCATCGATTGATGTCCTAATCTTTCCTGGATGACTTTCATCGGGACATTAGCTTCCAATAAAAGTGTTGCATGAGTATGTCTCAGTTTGTGAACGGATATTTGTTGACCAAGAATTTTTTTACTGCAATAGATCATCGTATTGTGTATTGATGACCTTGATATAGGTTTGCCGAACTCATTAACGAATAAGAAGTTATATTCATTTGAATACTCGCTGCCAATAATAGTCTTGTTTGTTTCATGTAGTTTCGTTAAGTTTAACATTTCATCGTATAATTCACGAGTAATATAAACTTTACGATGATGTTTAGTTTTAGTGTTTCCTAATACGTCGCGTTTCTGATCATATGATGAATCAACAGTTATATATAAGTTATTTTTATCGAAATCAGATAACTTCAATGCACAGGCTTCGCCGACACGTAAGCCGGTCTCGATAATTAGCCTGAATAAATAATAATGGTAAATATTACGTCTTTTGACATCGGTAAGGAATGGTTTTATCAAGTCTTTTGGAATGTACTCAGCTTTCTTTGCTTTTTCAGTGATTCTGAATTCAATGTATTCAGCAGGATTAACTGATATTAATCCATCAAACTTAGCACGCTCCATCGCTCTAAACATTAATGAGTTTGTTTTTTTGATGGTCGAGATACTATAGTTATACTCGAAAAGTTTGTTTATTACTTTCTGCTGCATAGTAGGGGTTACTTTATCAATTCGAATATTTTCATCATGCAGCTTAACTTCTTCTATCAATTTCTTATTTTCATAGATTCGAATACTGAATAATCGCTTAGCACTCCATTTGTCGATATCTACTGATGATTGAGCAACTTTACCAACTCTGTATGTTTCGATATATTCATCAATATAAGATTTAAGCGTTGGGATGTCAGTTTTATATTTATTGAGTTCAACATCGCGTTCTAGATCTCGCGCTAACTTCTTTGCATCTCTTTCCTTCTTTACATTCTTTGATATAGTCCTACGTTTACCATTCTCATCATAATAGTATACTCGCACACGATAGCCAGTACTAATCTTTTGAATAGAAGCCATATCATCATATCCTTTCTAATCCAATTAATTTATGTGTCTTAGATCTGTTGATTAATAACTCTACACGTTTTGTCGCATGTTCCTGGGAAACTTTAAAATAATCCATTATTGCTTCAACTGTAAATAAGTTATATTCAACTATTAATCGTTCAGGCATCATAAAAAGTAGGGCGAATTTATCAGCTTCTGTTTCCTGCATATAACTGTAAGAAGGGTGCAAGTGCTTAGAATTACCAACATGCATAAAATAGTGTCCAAGCTCATGTGAGAATCTGAACCACATCTCCTGCGGTGTTCCGAATTTAATGAATATAACATCACATCCATCTATTTTCATATAACAACTCATCTCGTGATTATATGCGATATGAATGTTATAGATGTAGGCGAGAGATTCAATACTAAGATCCTCAACTCTCTCGATGATATAAGCTGTAATATCATTAACTAGCTCTTCAATTCTCATGTTATCTCCTCCGAATATAGAATGTATGTTTGATTTTTGTGTATAAATAGAACGTATGTTCTATTTAGTGTTGTAAAAATAGCTGACCAGTAGGGTACTAGTGGTCAGCTAGTGTAGTTATTTAATTGGTAATTCGATAATTTGTTCTTCTGATAGAGTTTCACCGGCTTCATCATCGAAATACGGCTTAGCTATATATGAAACAGAAGTAAGGTCATCAACTTTGGTTTCTTTTAATTCATATACTATCTTGCCAGTAGATTTAACCGGGCCTTTCATTTCAACTACTAAATCTGAACCGGTTAAAAAGTTTGGTTCTACTTGTTCTCCTGAACTTGTCATTAATTCCGCTTGATCTGCATAATAGTCTGCTGGTTCACTTCCAGTGTTCTTTAAGGTGACATCAAGCATAACGATTTGTGCATTTTCACCAGCTTTAGTGCTGCTAAAATTATACTCATTATCCTGTGTAACCTTTATTTCTCCTAATTCCAGATTATTAATCGTTAATTCAGCAGGACCAGCCTTGATCACTTTATTTACATCAATTTTTTTCTTTGATTTAAAGTTATCTAATGGATTCAACGAAAAAGTATCTTCTTCATTTTCATTAGCATTTTCATCTACAGAATTATCATCTTCTGCTAATAATTCTAGTGAGTCATATTTTATTCCTTCTTTGTCCATAAACTCTTTTAATTCAACATCATCGATATCTTTAAGTTGAGTTTTCATATCATTATTTAGTTCTTCGAATTTTTTATCTCCTTCTTCTTCGGACATCTTACCATCATTAACTTTTTTTATGACTTCAGAAGTGGAGCCTATAAACTTACCTAATACTTCACCAAATTTAACCATGCTTTCAGATGGTTTTTCGTATTTAACAGGCTCTTTGTTATTGTCTAAAAACATTTTGAAATCTTGAGCTGCAGATTCTACTTTATTACCGCTCTCCTCAAAGGTTGCTATAATTCCTTGAGCATTTCCTGACTCTGATGATTGTTCGATATTCATAAGTTCTTTCGAATATGCGTCGATTGTTTTTTGAAACTCTTTTTTAACTTTCTCATCACTTATGTATTTTTCTTCTTTAGGTTTACTTGTTGTATTATTCTCTGGTTTACTTTCAGATCCACACCCTGCTAAAAGAAGGGTGATAGCAAATCCACTAGATAATATTTTTTTCATAATATTCCTCACTTATTTATATTTTTCAACACAAGATAGAATTACGTTTTTATGATTAAGTAAATCAAAAGGTTTATCGATATTGATAGTTGTTTTTTCTTCATCATTTAAAATGATTTTACTATTTTTACCTAGATAAGCTCTCACAATCCATTTTCTTATATTATTGTCGATTAAAATATTAAAATAACTTTGGTTGTCTCTGTAATATACTCTATCTGCAGGGATAACATCATTAAGAATAACCTTTATTATTGCATAAGTTTCTAATTCTTCTGGGGTAGTGATGATTTCTGGTTCTGATTTTTTTATTGTAGATGCGGTTTCGTCTTCGGTAATGTTATCAGATATATTAATCTTTGGATTTACTCCAGTATTATTAAGAGCAGCATTTAACTTGTCTGTTACCTTATCTTTTAACATTAAATTGAATGTATGTTTTACAGTTGGGCTAAATCTATCAATTACAGCTTTTGTTTTTACACCTTCGTAAACATGATTAAGAATATGTTTTACAAATTCTTCATTCGGATTTTCTAGCTGTTCGTTTAAGTAATTTCGAATCAAGTTCACATATTTTAGTTCATATGCCGAACTTGAGATATTTTCAACATCAAAATTTTCTTTAGTAAACTTAAAAAGCTCTTTAATATGGTTCTCTTTCAAGTTTAAAATATTAAAAATAAGAAAGGGTTTTGAATCCATTTTATTAGGCTCTTCTAAGTCAGTAAAAAATCTATATTCCACACCATTTGTTAGAATTCCGAATTTAGAAGTGCTAGTTCCGAAATACCTGAATAATTGAGAATCGTGATTTGTTAATTTTTCATTTATTGATTTACATTCAATTAATATCACTGGTAGTTCATTATCAATAATTGCATAATCAACTTTTTCACCCTTCTTTATACCGACATCCGCAATGAATTCTGGAGTGAATTCTAAAGGATTAAACACATCATATCCTAGAGCTTGAAAAAAGGGTAAAACTAAAGCGGTTTTAGTTGCTTCTTCAGTATTAACACTATCTTTTAACTTTTCCACACGATTAGATAACATCTCTAAACTAGACGTAAACTTTTCCATTTAATCATCCCCTAATATTTAATTGTTATTTCTTTTGGATCGTTCTACCAGGAAGGCTCCTTGTTCTAACAGATTCTGAATAATTCTATTTTGCTCTTCTTTTGGAAGTTCATTTAAACCTTCGATGTGGTTAAAGAATAGAGATTCAACTTCTACTTCATTTAACTTTTCTCTACCATGTAATGCATCTAAAGAAGTTTCAAATAAATCTGCAATTTTATTCTGAATATTAGTATCCGGAGTTCTTCTATCTTGCTCATAAGAAGCGTATGTTGTTTTTGCTACTCCGAGCTTTTCAGCCATTTGTGTTTGAGTATAACCATACTGCTTTCTTAATTTTTTTATATTCTGAGCAAACATTTATAACACCACCTATACTTCAATTATACGCAATATGCGTACATTAACCATAAAAAAACAGAAAATAGTACAAAATGAGTATTTATTATTGACAAAGTACGCGTTTAGTAATAGTATGTAAGTACGCAATACGTATTACTTGGAGGTGAGAAGATGAACACGTTAAAATCTTTGCGTAAAAAACATAATATTACTCAAGAACAGTTAGCAGATGCAGTAGGACTTGCAACCACAACTATTTCAAGCTATGAAATAGGTCACAGAAACATTACTATTCCAGCTGCTATAGCATTAGCTAAATACTTCAATGTTAATTGGACTATTTTTTTTGATGATAAAGTACGCGAAATGTACGATTTAAATAAAAATGATAACCAGGCAAGCGACCAAACTCGCCTGGCATAAACCATCAATTACACGACCAAATGTAATTGTACGGTGCTACCAACACCGTAACTAAAGTATAGACCAAAAGCATGTAAACATTAAAGACCTAAAAATATTCAAGGAGAAAACTATCATGAATACAAGTTTACAAAGACATAGACAAAGAACTCGTAGAACGCAATCGCAAGTAGCTGAAATGCTATTAACGACTAAACCTAATATATGCAATGTAGAAAAAGGGAGAAGAAACTTATCAGCTGACATCATCATGACAGGATTTGAAAGATGTGACGATCCGATATTTTTAACCGATATCAACTTTGAAATTTCGAATGGTTATACAGTACCAGCTGCAAACGAGAAGATATTTGATGACCATCGTATATGCATTAAAGAGAGACTACTAAATGAAATACAAGAAGCGGTCGAAGTACTGAATCAAATCAGAATTGATAAGCGACCTGATTACTGTACAAAAGATGAAATCGAGAATGTGAGAAGGATTGCAGCAGAAACTTACGATGTTGTATTTGAAGCACAATCACTGATCAACAAAATCATTCTTGATTACAACTTTAATCCTCAAGAATTAGCACAATCTAGAAACCAAAGATTAAAGATGGAACGAAGAATCTGAAAGGAGTGATTCGATGTTTGCACCAGAAGTTATTAACAATTTAACAGATGCAATCGCAGAACAGCTTGAGGACAAACTGACAAAGAAATATCATCCAACAGTTTCAAGAGAAGAAGCGATGGATCTTATAGGTTGTAGCGCTGCAGTATTCAACGAAATAAGAAAACGAGATGATTTTCAGTTTGTGCATATCGAAGGAATTTCATCACGATACAGCACAGCTAACTTAATCGAATGGATAAACGGAAGGAGGCAGTGACATGAAGTATTTAGCAAGATTATCTTATGCATCACTATATATGCTTTGTACGTTTATCGCTTGTCTTGTGGTCCTATTCTTAGCATTAAGTTTTCAGATGCAACCTGGTTCACGTATAGGATTGACAGTCCTAATTCAGCTTTCGATGTTCCTATTAATTGCAACTTACAAAGATTTAAAGGAGGTGAGATAAATGAATAAATTACAGACATTAAAAATAGCCCTCTTAATCGTCATCTTGGCGGAGGAGATTAAGAGAGCTAGGAACTATAGAAGAGCAGTTGGCAGACCTTTTACTTTAAACAACAACTAATAAATGCATGTCCAAAAGATGTAACTTCAATCTTTCCTTTCTGGATTTCAACGGACATCGGTTGAATCTTAGAATAAATAGTATCAACGCTAACATTATTAGCAGTAGCAATTTCAAAAATAGTAAATGATTTCAACGAATCGAATATTTCTTTATAACTGTCCGAAAATTTATTTTCTATTCTACGATAAAATTCATTGATCATTTCTGGACTATTAAATGGATAATAGTGGCTTTCGTCTGTGTAAGCACTAAAACCAATATCGATATCAATCAGTCCAACCCTATTTAAGTTTACCAAAGATATTTCTGTTTCTTCAAAGGTAAGTGGTGATTTTGCAATAATTGCGTCTGAAAGACTACTTCCAGAACCAGAATGATTGACACTCGTTTTATATCGAACACTAGGAATAACAAATTGCTTACTAAGGTGATCGAATAATTTTGCATCATTAGAGGACATTTGTTTAATAATTTCAACAAATGAGTGGTGAATATTCTTTGACTTTCTACTATCCATAGAGGAAGCTATAAGATTTGCAAATAGCTCTCTTACATAATTTTCACTGATATAAAATTTAGAAGCTTCAATAGCAGGGCCTAATAAAGAAAGTTGAGGTTCTATCAAGTTTTCAGTAGGAATAGTAGTAATTTTTTGTTCAATACTATTTTTAAATGCGATTAAATCTAACTCTCTTTTGTATTGGATTTTTGCTACCCAATTATGATAACCACCAAATATCAAATCCCAGGTAGTATTCAAAGTTTTTATCGGTCCTTCAGCAGCTCCATCAATAATTTTATCAATACCTTTTCCGAAAAACGGATCCATATTTTCACCACCTTTCTTAATCGGATTAAGAAAATTATACAGTAAAAAGTTACAAATTATAACAAAGGGTTAGTAATTAAGGAGATTTTTATAAGAATTACTATTCAGGAATTCCAGGAACATTCATTAAGAAACCAATCAGAAAGGATGAAGCAAATGAATACACTAATCAAGATCGAGAATAATTCAGAACTAGGTCCTGTAGTAAGCAGTAGGACAGTTGCCGAAGAGTTAGGTAGACAGCATCAGCATGTTAAAAGAGATTTGGACAAAATATTAATGAGTCCAAATGTGGACGCATTAATTCTTAAGTCAGATTACAAAGATAGCAGAGGTAGAACACAATCAGAATACCTACTAACAAAAGACGGATTCACCTTATACATGTTCAACATACAGGGTCACAATGACTTCAAAATGGCATATATCAATAGATTCAACGAGATGGAGAAGGCATTACAAAATAGATTACCTGGAACATACAAAGAAGCATTGCTGCAGTTAGTTGAACAAGTAGAAGAGAACGAGAAACTACAGCTAGAGAACACGATGCAGAAACAACAGATTGGAGAATTAAAACCGAAAGCGAACTATGTAGACACGATTCTTAAAAGTAAGAGTTTGGTTACTATTGGCCAGATTGCAAAAGACTATGGCATGTCAGCACAAGAGATGAACAAGCTGCTACAACGATTCAAAATCCAATACAAACAGTCAGGACAATGGCTACTTTACTCAAATCATCACGCTAAAGGTTATACGCATTCAGAAACGACAGAAATCACCCATAAAGATGGAAGCATTTCAGTAAGAATGCATACAAAGTGGACGCAGAAAGGCCGTTTATTCCTATATGAATTCTTAAAGCGTAGAGACATCATTCCTGTAATCGAATTTGAAAGTGAGGAAACTGCATGAAGTTACCTTACTGCAGGAAGATAAAGTTCGTCAAAGTTGGTAGGCCATTCTTCACGCTTGATGAGTACTACAGTTTAATCGATGAATATGGACCGCATTGCGATATCGAATGGGAATTAGAGAGCGATTGTGGAGTGGCTTATTTTACAGAAGTAGTCACTGTAGGAGGTGATAGAAATGCAGGATAACTTATCAGAGCTTGAGTACTTGGAAAGATTGTATTGTAGCGAAGAGGATGATGAAGATAATTTGAATTGGAACCTAAATCATCAAGAAGATGTTTATCGTGATCGAGAGTTTAACACATAAAAAAAGCGCATATCAAGGATACGCGCATCAGAAAATAACTCTAACTCATTATAGCACATAAAAATTAAGGGGGGAATACTATGGCAGAAGTATTAAATACTAAAGACATGACTCATGAAGAATGGCTGAAAGCTAGACAGTCAGGTATCGGTGGCAGTGATGCTGGAACGATTCTAGGAGTGAATAAATGGAAATCGCAGACTCAATTATTCTTTGAAAAAGTTAATCCGGAATTAAAGCAGCAAGTCGACAATGAATATATTTATTGGGGAAACGTTCTCGAAGATGTTGTTGCAAAAGAATTTGAAACTAGGACAGGCAAGAAAGTTAGAAAGAACAACAAAATGTTAAGACATCCAGAGCATGAATTTATGTTAGCAAACTTAGACAGAGTAGTTGTCGGAGAAAAGGCATTGCTCGAATGTAAAACGACATCTCAATACAATATCGATCAATGGAAAGATGAAGAGATACCTGCATCATATCTATGTCAGATTCAGCACTACATGGCAGTCACAGGTTATGAAAAAGCATATATCGCAGTTTTATGTGGTGGTAATCAGTTCATTTGGAAGGAAGTGCCACGTGACGATGAATTGATTGAAATTATCATCAATGCTGAAAAGGACTTCTGGTATAACAACGTTCTTGCAGGAGTTATTCCTGAAATAGATGGAAGTGATGCAACTAAAGATTTCTTGAATCATATGTATAAAGATATTGATGAAACCGAAGTTCAGTTAAGTGATGACGTCGAAACATTATTAACTGCATTAGAACAAGTTAAGCAGGAAGAAAAGGAACTTAAAGAACTTAAAACGAAGTATGAAAACAAAATAAAGCACATACTAGGCAACAACTTAGCAGGTAAAACAAGTGGATATCAGATTACCTGGAAACCACAAGTAAGAAAAACATTAGACACTAAGAAGATTCGTGAAATTTATGGTGAACAGCTAGATCCATACTACAAAGAAACAGAAACTAGAGTACTAAAAATCAAACAAATTAAAGGAGCGTAATAATTATGGCAACTACTGAATCATTAAAACAACAGGTACAAACTACTCAACAAAATCAAGTGGCGAATCAACCGAAACCTCAAACGATTGAAGATTATATGAAGAAGATGGCTCCGGCTATGTCACAGGCATTACCTAAGCATATGGATATTGACCGATTAACAAGATTAGCGATGACTACTATCAGAACGACACCAGCATTAAAAGATGCAGATGTAGGAAGTTTATTAGGGGCAGTTATGCAGGCGGCACAACTAGGATTAGAGCCTGGATTGATGGGACATTGCTACTTACTACCTTTTAACAATAAAAACAAAGGTATCAAAGAAGTGCAATTCATCATTGGATATAAAGGCATGATTGATCTAGCACGAAGAAGCGGACATATCAAATCAATCTATGCACATGCTGTATACAGTAATGATGAATTTGATTATGAACTTGGTTTAGAAAGCAAGTTAGTCCATAAGCCGACGATGGAACCTGATAAAGGAGAATTCATTGGAGCTTACGCAGTTGCACACTTTAAAGATGGAGGATATCAGTTTGAGTTTATGAGTAAAGCAGATATTGAAAAGCGAAAAGGTAGAAGTAAAGCTGCAAACTCTAAATTCAGTCCTTGGACATCTGATTATGAAGAGATGGCTAAGAAAACTGTTGTTCGTCACATGTGGAAGTACTTACCGATTAGCGTTGAAGTACAACAGCAAGTAGCTTATGACGAAGGGACAGGTAAAGATATTAGCAAGATTAAAGATGTTACGCCTGATGACACATTACTTGAAGCACCAGAATATGAGTTATTAGATATCACAGATGAAAATGCGGAGGGGTAATTCCCTCCATTGTTTTAGAAAGGAGTAAGTTAAATGGCAAAAAGGAAAAGCTTATCTAACAAAATTAGATTTGAAGTTTTTAAAAGAGACAACTTTACATGTCAGTATTGTGGTAATAAGGCACCTAATGTCGTGTTAAATGTAGATCACATTGAACCGGTTGCTAAAGGTGGCACAAATGACATTATGAACCTAATAACTTCATGTTTTGAATGTAACAATGGAAAACGAGATAGAAAGCTAAGCGATACTGCAGTAATGGATAAACAGCATGATGAGTTGAAATTACTAAATGAGCGCAAACAACAAATTGAATTCATGATGCAATGGAAAGAAGAGTTGCTAGACCTTAAGAATATTGAAGCGAAAAAAGTAGCAGAATATTTCGAGAGAGTGTTTGAATGCACTGTCGAAACCCAAGGGCTTAAAAATATCAAATCTTGGCTGAGAAAATACTCAATGCAAGAATTGATGACTGCAATTGATGCAGCCTACGATGTTTACTATGACAAAGGAATTCAAATAGCTTTTGAAAAGGTTCCACGCATCGCATACTACAACAGGAATCCAGTAAAAACTTATATAAGAAACGCCAGTTATATCAGAGGGATTTTGAAGAATAGAGGACTTTACTACAATGATCGTCAATTAAAAGAACTAATGAAAGATTGGTATGAGCAAGTTGATGATGAACAGTATCAAGAAGTTATAGATGCTGCAGTTAATTCAACTAGTTGGACAAGATTCAGGGATGAAGTTCTAACCTTGATAGAGGAGGTTAAGGAATGAGTACACATAGATATTTGAATGTTAGCTTTTGGCAAGATGCATTTGTTTTAGATTTAACACCAGAAGAAAAGTATTTCTATATCTACCTGATGACTAATAGCAAAACGTCTCAGATAGGGATATATGAATTGCCTTCCAGAGTTATCGAACTAGAAACAGGTTACAATCGTGAAACTGTTGAGAAGTTATTAACTCGTTTCATTGAATACGGAAAGATTGAATATAACCAACCAACAAAAGAAATATATATCAGAAATTGGGCAAAATTCAATTGGAATAATTCAGAAAAGGTTATCACGCGAGTTAAGGCTGATCTGGAGAACGTAAAACATCAACCATTTGCAATAAAGTACGTTGATTATGTTAATTCTCTAGAGAAAAACAATAAAGTTATACAGTATCCATACAGTATAGATAGTCTATGGAATAAAGAAAAAGAAAAGAAAGAAAAAGAAAAGGAAATTAAAGAAAAAGAAAACGAAAGAAAAACAACTCGTCCTTCATCGTTCGATATCTTCGAGCAAGGTGGTTATGGTTACCTGGATCCAATTACAATGCAGAAATTATTTGCTTGGATTGATGACTTCGGAGATGAAGGAGACTCTATCGTTAGTAAAGCTTTAGATATAGGCATTGAAGCAGGTGTTAAAAACTATAGTTATGTAAATGGAACATTGAAGAACTGGTATAACAAAGGATTTAGAACAATAGCTGAAATAGATGCTAATGAACGCAGACGGAAGTCTAAAGATAACAATCAAGTTAAACCTAATATACAGACAACTAAACGCTCACCAGAAGAAATCGCAAGACTTAAAGAGCGTAACGAAAGAAACATGAGACAAATGCTAGGTGGTGATGATGTTGAAATCATTACTGAATAGTGAACTTATGAAAGCAGTAGCAAATCGAGGTATCCCAGAAATTGAAGAGGAAACATGTGATAAATGCGGTACAAAGAACACTTATAAAGTAAATGATGATGGAACACGTGAGCTAGTAATCAAATGTGACTGTCACCTTAGAGAGTTAGTGAGAGCAGATAAGAAACGAATGCAGCAAAGAAAGATTAACTATTACTTCAATCAATCGTTGATTAATCCGGATCTGAAAAAGGCGTCCTTCAAGAATAATGACATTGATCTCGAAAAAGCAAGTCCTGAAATATATAACGCTTATAAAGTAGCATCTAACTTCTGTAAAGAGTTCAGTAAACAAAATCCTAAAACAATCGTTATACAGGGTGATACAGGAACAGGCAAGTCATTCCTTGCATTTTCTATCGCTAGATATTTGAAAGACAAAGGTAATACAGTGCTTTTCATCGATAATGTTGAACTTTTATCACTCATCAAAGCATCGTTTAACAAAAAGAATGATGATACAGAAGAAAAAATCATGCGATTAGTTAGTGAAGTTGATTTATTAGTCCTGGATGATGTAGGGGCAAACAAGCAGACGGACTGGGCATGTGAGAAGTTGTATGAGATCACGAATAAGCGACAAGGCTTGAATACAATCTATACAACGAACTTAGACATTATGAATGAAATGCCATCTGATTTCATGCTAAAACGTGCTTATTCTAGAATCTGCAATGGTGCAACGTTTTTAACGTTAGATGGTAGAGATCGAAGATTGCAATAAACATATAAAAAGGAGAAGTGAATCGAATGGAGCTTAAAGAAATGAAAGAACTTGTTAAAAAAGAAGGTAACTTTAAAAGTCGAATGTATAAAGGTATTAGATATGAAATTGTTAGATATGAGCATCTTGGTCATTTATGTGGTTACTTGCACTACATTCCAAAAAATGATGAAGAAAGAGACGCAATAGATTACATCTTCCACAGAGGAATCACTTATGAGAACGATGGTGTTATCGGATTTGATTGTGCGCACGCAATAGATTTGTCTCCAAAGAAGATTGAAATGGCCGAAAAATTTATGCTAGGCACACCTACATTATTAAAACCTGAATACAGAACGATGCAGTATGTTGAAGATATTCTTAAAAGAACAATCGACAAGCTGGTTGAGGATAAAAGCAATACTCAAGAATCTGATTACAAATGGGATTTTGAGAAATTAGAACAAATTAAGGACCAGCAGAAAGAAGATAAGAAAGAACAAGCAATTAAAGAATACGCAGAACTACTTTATGCAGAAGACTATGTAGTAGTCTCGAACCAAAGAATGCAGGAACTGAAACTAAAAGAAAAGATGCTAGGGAAACTAACTGATGGCATGGCAACAGTACTAAAAGGAGTAGAGGAAGTGATTATTAATGACTAAAGAACAAATTATGAGACGCCTTAACTGTACAGAAAAATATGCGCAGCGAATGATCGACTGGGCATCAAACGAATTAGAGTTACGAGTTCTGGTAGCACAAAAAGACCATGAGTTACAAACTCGAAAGGGGATTGAGGAATATGGACCAACAGAAACTGCGACAGCTTAAGACTAAAGTTAAGGAATTAAAAGTACAGGTCGTTATTGCTAGGCATAACGTGAGGGCATCAGAGGAAGATGTCGACAGAGGACACTTTCTCGACTTTGCAGATTCAATGATCAATCAAATTAATGAAATGATGGAGGAAATGAAATGATTAATAGAGTAGTACTTACGGGGCGATTAACAAAAGATCCAGAATTCCGAGTAACAACATCAGGTGTTTCAGTCGCAACATTCACATTAGCAGTAAATCGTATGTTTACGAACGACCAGGGAGAAAAACAGGCAGATTTTATTAACTGTGTGACTTTCAGAAAACAAGCAGAAAATGTTAACAACTTCTTAAGTAAAGGCAGCCTAATCGGTGTCGATGGCAGATTACAATCACGCAGCTACGATAACAAAGAAGGACAGCGTGTATACGTTACAGAAGTGATTTGCGATAGTGTTCAGTTCCTAGAACCAAAGAATAGCCAAAATCAACAAAATAACAGCGTACAACAAGCGAATTATAATCAGACAAGCAACAACACCCAAAACCCGAATAACGTCGCACAGGGGCAAAATAACGCAAATAACGGATATGCGCAGAAGCAAGATCCATTTGCTAATGCAACAGGACCGATTGATATCAGCGATGATGATTTACCTTTCTAATTTAACGTATTAAAGGAGTGATGCAAATGTCAAAATCAGAAGTTTATTACTTAAATTCAGATGTCGCAAAGCACTTCGACCAGCAGTTTAAAGAAGCAGGATTCTATTCAGAAGAATATGCATTACAAGAATACCTATCGACCAAAGGTATTAAGGGATATGTCACACTCATGACCAGAGAAAAAGGTGGCATAAAAGTAAAGATGTGCATCGATAGAGATGATAAGACCAACAACAAGTTTAATGTTAATCAGCTCAATCACAATATAAACCATGAATTATATGACCAAGGAGTGAACTTATGAGTTTACTAAAGAGATTCAAACTTTATGACCAGAAGAAAGAATGGGTAGTCACAGTAATTCCGCTAAGTGGACGCGATGGCTTCAGACTAATCGGCGCAGGAATACTGAAACATATTCAAAAAGAAGTTACATCAGATGGACTTCAAGATTTCATTAACATGCATAACCTAATGCGCGAAGAAGAGCTAGGTCAGGTAGAGATATGGGATTTGATATGAAGATAAAGAAAATCAAGAGTGAGTTATTCGAATACGAGGTCGGCATTGATGATGTCGCTCGTATCGAATTAACTGATCACGGTTCAGATAAAACAATTATTTATAAAGTCGTGAAAGAAACGAATGAAGAAACATACGCAGGTATGACAATACCACACACAGTTGAATATGAGTAAGGGGAGATACTTATGAAAACTACACCGATGGGACAATATTGGATAGATAATAAACACCGTTCAAAGGTTAGTTACAACGCTTATAGAGAGCGAGTAGTCAAAAGAGGAATGACGTTTGAACAAGCAATTACAAGTCCTAAAGAGAGGTTTAACAATACTTCTGATGATTATAAGAAGTGGAGCGAAATAGCAGTAGAAAATGGCATAAATAAGAATGTATTCTGGCATCGCCATTTCACTTTCAAATGGTCATTGGAAAAAGCAGCAACTACACCTATCAGAAAGAAAAAAGTAGTTGATAACGGCAGACAGACAGTTAAGAGAATGATTGAAGCAGGCGCGCCTATTCCAAAGAAATACATTAAGCGATATCCAGAACTATTTAACACTAGAGCAGGTGCATAGAAATGGAATACGGAAATGTGAATATTGGTGCAAAGGTCAGATGGATTAGAAAGCAGAAAAGGATGTCGCAGCGAGAGTTTGCTGAAAATATTGGTATATCAAAGAGTTATCTGGGTGACATCGAACTTAACAGAAAGAAACACTTTACAGATACATTAAACAACTTATGTAAGAAATTAAATATGACAATCGATGAACTAATAAGCATCGATGAGAATGGAGAGATTTAATTATGGCAAAGACATTAAAAGGTTTAGTGATAACAGAGGTTGATCAAATCATTCATGAAACGAAAACGCTGAAAGAAGCAGCAGCTAAAATTGGTGTAGCATATCAAACGTTACTGCAATTTAGAAGTGAGAATATGAAAGAATTCAAGAAGTTAAAGGCACAAAGAGAGCAGGGACTTATTGTTGATGAAGTGCAAGTAGTTAAGACAAAGCCTGTAGAAAAGAATAAAGGTGCGAGCACTATTCCTGTTAACGATGTGATAGATAAAGCAGAACATCAGAAGATTGTGAATGATCTTAAGAACAAATTAGAAGAGCTTCAAAAAGAACATAATAAGAGTAACGAAGACGTCAACAAACTGAATGCTGAGAGAAACGATTTATTGAATCAAATCAGACAGCATATTGAAAAAGCAGAGAAAAAAGACGAAGAGTTGCAGTTAAAAGAACTTCAAATCAAAGATAGAGAACGTGACATTAAATCATTAAAACATTCTTATGATCGTTTAGAAAAAAAGAGTGCTGACGCATTAAAAATGAACGACAGATTCTTAACATCGAAGTACGAGAAAGAATTGAATCAACACAAGCGAACGATTGAAGTATCAGCTGAAGCGAATAAGAATTTGAAACAGTCGCTAGAAGAAGCGAACAAAGTCATCAAAGAGTACCAGGATAAAGAGACGAAGTTAGTTACAAGCTATGAAAAGCAATTAGAAGAGAAACAAAATACTATTCAAAAGCTAGAAACTGATTTTATAACATTGGAAAAATCATATGAAGCATTGATGTCGAAAACTGATAGTATTTCAAACGTGAAATGGGAAAAAGGTCCTCGTTTAACTTTCGATATTGATAGAAATAAATTAATCCAATCTCAATTATTAAGCGAAATTGAAAGTAAAGAACTGGCTATACAAAATATCAATCCACCATCACATTACGCTCCAAACGGATTAGGAACAGATGTCATTGGATTCCTGGAATCACAATTCAGCTATGAAGCGTATAAAGGTTTCATTATTGGTAACATCATCAAATATGCGACAAGAACAGGTCGTAAGGATGAAGAAATCAACGAGCTTAAGAAGATTGTCGATTACGCAGACAGAATGATCAGCTTCTTAGAACGTGATAACAAAGTCGCTGATGCGAGATGATTAAATTCTTAAGTTATAGCATGTGGAGACAACTTTTCAATCACTACATGCGACAGAATTGGGAGACTGATAGTACTGATAATCATTACGGTACTATCTACTTCTCAGTTGATGCTGACGAAGAAAAGGGAGATACCTATGTCGCTTTAGACGTTGGAACAGAAGTCTATGTAGAAGAGTTCGATTCAATGAGCGACATGGAACGTTTTTATGAAAATAAAGCTGATTACGTGCCTGGATTACAGGTAACGATATTTGATTATTGAGGAGGAGAGAATAATGATTACTGAAATAATCAAACTCAACTTTGATGATTTTAAAAAAATCTATAACAACTATATTGTGAAACGCAGAAAACCTAAAGATAAACATATAAATAAAGTCTTGTATACATTTAACGATGCAGGGCTCATTATTAGCCTGGAAGTGAGAGATAACATAATCATCGGAATATTTAAGACAGAAAATGAAGTTTATGATCACTACGGTCATAACGAGCAGTTGATATTAGTTTAGGAGGAGAAAGTATGAAAGGCTTAGAAGTAATCGCAATCACTGAAAGTGGCATGAAGAAAGTTGTAATTCCAAAAGATTTAATTTTAAAAATTAACACAGAAATTAAAAAACACCCTAAAGGGTTACCAATGACAATGGAAAGTGGATTGATTGAAAATGTATTAGCTTTCTTCATACCAACCGAAGAAATGCTAAAACGTGGTTTATTGATACCACCAAGAGAAAAGGAGGAGAAAGTATGATACCGAAGAAAAGGATGGGAAAAATGCGTTTCAACGGCAGAAAAATAGAAGAGTATTGTTCTTTGTATGAATGTCCAATTTGTGGAACAGAAGTAATCAAACCCACTGGAGAAGGAAACAGACTTACAGCTTGTAGTCAAAGATGCGCTGAATTAAATAAACCTAAAAGAGGGAGAAAACTATTGCTTATTAGTGGGTATCTTTATCGTTATTTACCTGAACACCCTAATGCGAACAATATGGGATATGTAGCAGAACATAGATATGTATTAGAACAAAAAATAGGTCGATATTTAACTGATGATGAAGTAGCACACCACATAAATGAAAATAAACTCGATAATAGTCCAAAAAATTTAGAATTGATGACTAGGTCAGACCATAGTAGAAAACACGCTTTAGAGAGGGGGAGGGAACGTAATGGAAAATTTAAAATTTAGAGTATGGGATAGATACGATAAGTGTATGTCAAACGATGTATATCTCACGGGGCAAACGTTTTACGAAAGTTTAAATGAGATATTGGCAGATGAACAATATATTCTCATGCAATCAACAGGCTTACGTGATAAGAATGGTAAGGAGATTTATGAAGGGGATATAGTTGAATGTTACACAGAAGGTCTATCGGTAGTTGAATTTGTAGAAGGTGTGTTCGGGTTACGATGTAATGGATATTTTGAAGGTTTCAATTTAGTTAATGGTCAATGCGTTATCATCGGCAACATTCACGAGCATTCAGAACTGCTAGAGGAGGATGGCGATGTCATTGATAAAAACTAAAGTAAAGACATTTGAGGACAATCGTTTAGACGAATTGGAACAAGAAATCAATGAATTTACAAATGGAGTAGATGGCAAGGTATTGAATATCGACATTAAACCTTTCGATTCGTTAGGTTATGGACTGTGTTATTTAGGAATTGTTACTTATCATGATTTAAGTTTATTTAAAGTAGGAGATGACGAGTAACATCCGTCAAACGTCCGTTCAATCGGACGATAAAAATCACAAGGAGGAAATGAGAGATGGAACCAGATTTAATTATTCAAGAGCCGCCACGAGTGCTTAAGCAATACGAAGTTATGCAGTGGGATGGTACCAGAGAAAGTTTTAAAAGAATAAAAGAGTGGGCTAAACCTCACGCTATTACTATCGTTGGATTTGCTGGTGGTAAAGAATATATTGAATTCGATATGTGTGGTGGTAGATGTCCTACTTTAGTTGGTCGAGGAGAGTATGTATTTAAAACTATTGATGGATATTTATCATCAGTGACATTAACAGAATTTAGAAAAAAATATTCAGATTGGACTGTGTTGCAAGTGTAACACGAAAGGAGAGAGGATTGTGATTGATACAGGAGAAGTGGGATATGTTGCAGTTCCGTCAGGATATTTAAATTTAAAAGAAAGAGAAGATTTGAGAGAAAAAATTATAGAGGCTAATTTGCACATATTACAACTCGAAAAGGAGAATAACGAATGAAATCTAAACAGTACTCAACGAAGCAGATTCACTCGATCATAAAACATGTATTCAATTCAACGATAGGCAGTAAAGAAGATATTAAGGAACGACTGTTAGAAGAGTTTAAGTACCAGGAGGGGAAACGATGAAAATCAAACAGACAAGACAGGTGTTTATTCCATGGGATGAATCTAAATCAACTTTTCATATTAGTGACACAGGATATGCATTGGTACATTTACCAAACCATCCTAACGCAAGAAATAACGGATGTGTTTCAAGAGCGAGATTAGTTATGGAAAATTATTTAGGAAGATATTTAGATTTAAATGAAACTGTATACAGAATAAATAAAGATAGATTGGATGACAGGTTAGAAAATTTAAAGCTAAGTAAACCAACGTTTTATTCTTGGGAAGATTATGAATCTGATGAGTGGTTCAAGATACCTACTCAAGACGGATATGTAATAACGAATTACGGAAAAGTTAAACGAATTAAAGATAATAGAATTTTATCTGGATATTTAAATCAAGCAGGATATGTAATGTTCCATATCAACGGAAAAGCACGTAGAGCACATAGATTAGTTGCAGAAACATTTTTGGAAAATAAGCACGGATATGAACTTGTTAATCATAAAAATGGAATTAAAACAGATAATCGAGTAGAAAATTTAGAGTGGTGCGACAGGTTACATAATAATCAACATGCATACGAAACAGGTTTAATGAAAATGAATCGTAAGTTCAAAAAACTTTCAAACGAAGATGTAGCTAGGATAAGAGAAATGCACAAATCAGGTAAATATATGCTTAAAGAATTAGCGGATATGTTCGGTATTTCACCATCTCATGCAGGAGGTATATGTAGAAATGAAACAAGAAAAATGTGAATTGATTTGGACAAAGGAGCGTGGGTTGCATGTTTGATTTAGAAGAAGTGTTAAAAAAATTTAAAGGAAAGTATTATATACCAAATGATGATGATGAAGCTATCGACTACAAACAACTTTACGAACAACAAAAACAACGTGTTGATGAACTTGAGAAAAGTCTTAACTTAAGTATTATCGCTTCTGGTAATGACACTTTGGTTAAAGAATTACAAAAGGCTTTATCTGAATCAAATGAACGTGCTGACCAACTCGAAAAACGATGGGGTAAGTTGAAGGAAACTTTATTGCGATACGAAAATATTCCTCAAAGAACACAATCATTCGAAACAGTATTGGCACTCATGAATGAAATGGAGCGAATCGAAACGGAGGATAACAATGACATATAAATTCTCAGTATGGCAAGTTCATTACAATAATAATTTATTAGTGGGAACTTACGAAACAAGACAACTAGCATTGAAGAAAGCTAGTGAGATAAACGAGAGAAATATTAGACTGTGCTATGTAGCAGAAGTGAAAGTATATGGAGGGGAAGCAAATGAACAAACTAAACATTAAACTACTATCAGATAACGCAACACTACCAACACGTGGCTACCCAACTGACAGTGGACTGGATTTATATGCTAGTGAGGACATTACTATCAAAGCAGGCGACACGTCAATCATTCCAACAGACATCGCTATAGAGTTACCTTTAGGGTACGAGGCACAGGTTAGACCACGCTCGGGAATGTCAGTTAAGACGAAGTTACGAGTAGTGCTAGGAACGATAGACCACACATATCACGACCATATTGGAATCATCGCAGATAATATCGGCACACAGCCTTATGAAGTTAAGAGGGGAGACAGGGTGGCACAGTTAGTGATTGCGCCAGTTGTGTACCCAATAGCAAAAGAAGTAAAGGAGTTTAGTTATGAATCGGACAGAGGTGGCTTCGGATCAACAGGAAGATAAAGACATCTACGAACGTATTAAAGAACTTCTTAGGAGGTAGAAATGCAAAAGAAAACAAGTCAACGTAATAGAGGTAAATACCTCGAAACGTTAATCGAACAATCCAATATTCAATATGACTTAAAAGGTATAGCGACAATCAATAAGATTCCAACACCTATGACACATAAAAGTCGTAATGGAAAGATATTTGATGCCAGGTATACAAAGAAGTCAACAGTCGACTTTATAGGCATTTATGATGGTAAGTTTATCGCGTTTGATACAAAACAGACATCATTGACCAGTCTGCCGTTTAAGAATATCGAACAGCACCAGATTGAGTACTTGACCAAGACTCACGAAAAGGGTGGTATTTGCTTTATTCTTATCCTATTTACGAAGTTTAACGAGTTATATAGGTTAGACATCCAAGAACTTAAAGACCTCCAGGAAACGCTAAATAGAGCCAGTATTCCATATACCTGGTTTAAAGAGAATAAAAGACCAATCACAAGTAATAACGGAATCATCTACAACTACTTATAAAGGGGAACAATAAACCATGACTTATACGACCAACCAAATTGTAAGAATGATTAAAGATTATCAGATGAATGTGAAGGTAGTAGCTAAACTTAGAAAGGAATACATTGAGGATGTATGTGGAGCGAATATTTCACAGTACGGAATTGAAGCCACGATGCCTAAACCACAAGGACAGACATCTGATCCAATACTTAGAGAAGTGCAAAGATTAATGAAACAAGATACAGTAATTGCTAAGTATGAAGCGAAAGTGAGATACATTCAAAACCGTTGGGACAGAATAACGGATGAAAAACAAGCGATGATATTTAACATGGTATTGTCAGGTGTAGCATACGACAAGATTGCAAAGACTGTTGAACTATCAGCTCAAAGAATACATCAGATCATCAATGAAATTGCAGAAATATTAAAAGATTGATATTTTCCCTCTAGTGAAAGCTAGGGGGATTTCGTATGATTAGAAGAAAAGGGTGTAAATTATATGAAGGATAACATATATAGATACGTTAACGGCGTATTGACTTTATTCTTGATTTTAACTTTAGTTTTCTTTGATTTGATAATTGCTTTAGGTTCTTTAAAAGGAGTGATGGGGATGGGAATTGATGATGTTTTGAAGTTGATAGGCCCGTACATAGACATTGCTGGTATTGTCATAGCAACATTATTAGCCTTATTCACATTTCATAAATCCCAATATGAAGAAGATAAGATGGAACTGGATAAAACTATAATAATGTTCAAGCAAATATACAAAATTTCCACGGGTTTATATAATTCATATCATATTGCTAGAATACCTTATTTTATTGAACAAGATTTGATAGTGATAACGAAAGCTATAGAAAATATCGAATCTTATTCAAATGAAATACTATTAATAAAGTGTCATAAAAATTCTAAACAATATCAAGAGACGTTAAATACTGCTTCTGAAATCCTATACAAATCAAAAAGTTATATCGCGAATACAACTATACATAATCGATTAAAACCGATTCAAGTGGACGCGGAGGAATTTTACAAAACATTTAAAACTATAAACAATTTATCTTATCGTCATCTTAAGAAGTATGACGAAGAAGATACTGTTAATAGTATTTTATCATAAGGGATTAGGTTTAATTTACTTAGCTTTCAAAACTTACACATTTTCAAAAATTGACTTTTTCTCAAAATCATAAGAACATAATGGTGGGTAGGTCGGCAAGGTAGACTCTAATTAAACAAAAACTTGTTTTTGAACATTTAGTACTTGTACCTTCGGTACTTAAATAAAGTCTATATGAGGTGTAAAAATATGAAAAATAAATATAGATTTAAAGATGGATTATTCTTTATTGAAGTATTCCATAAAGAAAATAGATTTGAATGCGTCTTAGATGAAGAGTCGTTTAATATTGTTAAAGAACATAAAGGAAGATGGAGCATAAAAAATGATGGCTATCCATACGCGAATATAAGACAGCTAAATGGAAGTTTCAAGAAGGTTTCCATGCAACGGTTTATTATGAAGCCACAAAAGGATATGATAGTAGATCATATTAATAGAAATATACTAGATTTCAGAAAATCTAATTTGAGAATAGTTACCAGGGGTCAAAATACTCAAAACATTTCAATTAATGGAAATAGGAGAAATACTACTGGTCATAGAAACATTTGTAGACGCGGCAAGAAATACGAAGTCCAAGTAAAAGGTGAATATTTAGGTAGATTCGAAACCTTAGAAGAAGCTATTAAAGTTAGAGACAATGCATTGAAAGAATTATAACCATATGCATTTGAATCATTAGCAAAATAACACTCACTTAATCGTGGGTGTTTTTTTATGCAATGAATTAACTGGATACTAAAGTTATAAAGATGAGTCCACCCCTTACTTCATCCAGTTTATAAAAATAAATAGAGTTTAGTAACGTAAAGGTTGTGAGATATGAGATGAACGAGATTGAAGTTGTTGATGATGCATGAGTACAAATTGGGACGCAGTAAAAGAAGATTATGACACAGGTAAGTTTAAGCTTAAGGATTTAGCTGAAAAGCACGACATTAAATTAGGTACATTGAAATCTAAAATTAGTCGTGAAGGTTGGAATAAGGTTGCAATCAAGAAAAAGGATGCAACCAAGAAAGTTGCAAAAAAGAAGCACCCACAAGATACAACAGATATAAGAAGAAAGAGTGGTAATCCTAATCCGCCTAATCAGTTCACAGAACGGAACAACTTTGCTGTGAAGCATGGATTACTGAGTAGATACATTCCTAAAGAGACAATGGAGCTTATGGGCATAGCTGATTCAATGGATGCAGCTGATATTATATGGGCTCAAATACAGATACAGTTCGCAGCAATAATAAGAGCTCAAAATGTTATGTGGGTAGAAGATGCTAACGATCATTCAAGTGGCACAACTGGTGTAAGCATGGATGGTGAATCTATGAAAGTTGCTTTCGCTTATGAAAAGTATGCATCATTTTTAAGTGCGCAATCACGAGCGATGGCTGAACTAAGAAGTGCATTAAAGCAATTCACATTACATGCAGCTGATGATGATTATCGTAAGTTACAAGTTGCAGTAATGCAGGAACAATTAACGCAACTTAAACAGCAAAATGAGAATGGAGCACAATCTGATAAACCACTGGAAATCTTAATTACAAGAAAAGAGGGACGAGAATGACAGAAGCTATTCAGTTGAATAAAGAGGTTAATCCTCGCTTTGAAGAGTTCTTGTTTGATTGGAATCAGAAGTTTCAATTTCTTGTTGGTGGTTATGGTAGCAGTAAATCATATCACGTTGCATTAAAGATTATCCTTAAATTGATATCTGAGAAGCGGAAAGCGTTAGTTGTTCGTGAAGTATTCGAAACGATTAGAGATTCATGTTTCTCGCTATTTGAAGAGATAATATATGACTTAGAACTCAATACAAAAGGTGTAAGACTTACTACTAGTCCGATGAAGATAACATTCCCGAATGGCAGCCAGATTATTTTCAAAGGAATGGATAAGCCAGGTAAATTGAAATCGATTAATGATATCTCACTGATCTGGTTAGAAGAGTGTTCTGAGATTAAATATGCAGGGTTTAAAGAGTTGATTGGTCGTTTAAGACATCCACGTCTAAGAAACTATATGATATTATCTACAAACCCAGTGAGTAAAAGTAATTGGACGTATCTTCATTTCTTTATCAACAAAGATGCGAAAGTCATAAAGTTAGATGATTACCGTTTATACAAAGAAAAGACAATCGTTTTAGGGGACACGTACTATCATCATTCAACAGCTGATGATAACTACTTTTTACCTGATGATTATATTGCACAGCTTGATGACATGAAGAACTATGATATTGATCTGCATCGAGTTGCTAGACTAGGACAATTCGGAGCAAATGGTAAGAAGGTATTACCTCAATTTGAAGTCATGGCGCATGATGAAGTGATGAAAGTAGTAAACAGAACGAATTCAAGACTACTGAAAAACGGTCTTGACTTTGGTTTTGTTACTTCATTCAACGCATTATCACGAATGGCCATAGATGAAAAGAATATGTGGTTATACATTTATGATGAAGTCTATACGAAAGAGCAAGATGATGAAGAGCTGTACCAGGAGCTAGCTTATCTAGGCAGAACGCTAATTAAAGCTGACCATGAAGACAGTACAATCAAATATCTAAACAAAAAAGGTATGAATTTAAGAAAAGCTAAGAAGTATGCCGGTTCACGTGCCGAATACACAAAGAAGGTGAAACGGTTCAAACGTATTATATGTTCAGATAAATGTGTAAATCATATTGATGAACTACAAGACTTAACTTACAAAACTAACAATAACGATGAAATCATAGAGGACGAGTTCAATATTGACCCGCATACATTCTCAGCTATGTGGTATGGGCTCGATGATTATGATGTAGTAGTTCCTAAAGGGGATTACATAAGACAACAAAGTGCATGGTAAAGGAGGGTGACAATGAACGAGTGGAAGAAGTTTGATAAAGAAGTAATAAAAGAAAAGCATGACGATATGTATTTCTATCGTGACCTATACGATGGAAAACATGCGAGCATCTTTCCTAGAGCTAAAGAATTAATTAGTAAAGGCGAGATAATTGATATTCTGCAATACGGAGAGTACAACGCTAAGAACGTAATGACACCTTATCTGATGCTTAACATCTGTAAAATTATCGTTGATACACCTTCGCTGTTAATCAGTCGTGGCATTGGTAAGGTTAAGACTAACTTCCCGAATAAGGAAGAGTTAGCAAATGACACAACGACAGAAGAAGCAAAAATGATTGAGGGAACAGTTGATAATTCATACAACAGTGAAGTCATTGATTTGCAACAAGAGACGATAGACCAGATTGTTAAGAACTCAAATATTGATCATAAGATGAACATCACTCAATTGTTAGTCGATGGTGGAATCGTAGCTGTACCTTCTATGATTAATGGACAGTTAAAGCTGATGTTCAAGGAGCGTAATGTTTATTATCCTCATGATGATGGACATGGATATGATTTAGTATACGAGTTACCTCAGACTGAAGAAGAAAAAGAGTCAGCTATTGACTATGTTCATGTTTATACAGAACGTGAAGATGAAGATAGACTACTTACAATTAACAAACTATTTAAGCGCAATGGAGAGTCGCAACTTGAAGAAGTTGAAGATATAAACTTTATTCAAGATAAATTAGGTATCGAAAAACTATATCAAGAGTTTGAAGGTCGTAAGCGTTCGTTTATTTCATACCTTGCGAACAATGCAACGTTCTACAATAAGTTAGGTGCATCTGAGCTTAAGGGACTTGCAGGGCGACAAGATGAAGTAAACTGGACCTTAACACGAGCATCACAGACATTTGAGCGTAATGGTAAGCCACGAATCAGTATTACAAGAGAAACAATGGATACACTTCGAGCGATTGCAGCGGATAGATATGGCGATGAAAACAAGATTGATCATAGAGACCTTGAGATACAAGAAATCGGTGAGAATGGTCAAGTCATGCAGATACATCAGATTGATGTAAAGAATATCGGTGATATGGCATATCTTAAAGACATCATTAGAGGTATGTTAGCAGAAACACAGACATCGCAAGCAGCAATGGAATTTGTAAGGACAGATACTGCAAGTCCTCAGTCTGGTGTAGCAAAATTTTATGACTTACTTATCTCGTTGATGAAAGCAGAGCAAATAAGAAATGATTATGTTGAATTCCTTAAGACGTTATTCGAGAGCGCATTATGGCTTGCTAATAAGGAGAATAACAACATCATCATCGAGGAACCTAACATTATGGTTCAAGCTATGATTCCAGTGCCTGAAAAAGAAGTGACTGATGCGAATATTGCTAAGTACAATGCTAAAGTTCAGTCGCTTGAAGAGACAGTAAGACAGAATAATCCTGATAAGACAGATGAATGGGTTAATGAAGAAGTTGAACGTATTAAATCTGAATCGACATCTCAAGACAGTATGAGCGTATTAAATGGCAATAATACGTTGAATAACTTCTTAAACAATAGAAAACCGGATGGAACACCGCTCGATGAATTAGGAAATCCTATCAAGGAGTGATTAGATGAACGCTGAACAATTAACATTGCTTATTGATGAATTGAAAAAGCATATTGTATCACTTCTGCATAATACTGATCACTTAAAAGACAAGGAAGTTCAAAAGACATTACTGACAATCAATAATATATTCGATGAACTAGGGCTTACTGTTCAAGAGGTGTTACCTGTTGAATTAGCGAAGTCTTATTTTATTGCGATTGATGAAGCTACAGAAGATTTACAAGAGCAAGGCATACAGTTGAATGGTCGAGCTATCGTTGATGGTGTTGTACAGACAGACTTTAAAACACAAGCAAACGTTGAAGCGCTATCTAATATCGTTACTGATACGATGTTAGACATGCAAGCAGCAATAAGAACTGCTAAAGAAAACTTTAATAATACTTACATGCAGACATTAGAAAGTGTCAGAAGTGATATAAGCAAAGGGATGTTAGATGGCAACAATCGTGAAGCAATCATAAAGCGTGTATCAGATACATTCTTGCAAGACGGTTTCACTTCATTTACTACAGTGGATGGCAAACGATTACCATTAGATTTTTATTCACGCACAGTAGTTAGAACGAAGATGAGGACCGCAACGAATCATGGACATCTAACTAGATATGAAGAAGCAGGTGTCAATCTTTTAACAATAACGGGCAGAGAGCCTACATGTGGAGTGTGTGCGAGATATCGTAACCACGTCTTCAGCATTGATGGAAAAGATAAACGATTCCCACATATCGACGTATACGAACTATTTCCATTACATCCAAATTGCGAATGTCGTATAAGACCATTTGTAATTGAATATAAAAGTCAGTCTGAAATTAATAAAGCTGTTGTTAAAGCGAAGTCATTTAATCCTGATATTGATCCAAGAGCACAAAAACAAAAAGATGCATACAAGGAAGACCAGGATAAGAAACGTATCGCAAGACAAGAAGATAAGCACTACATAAAGATGAAAGCGATATTAGGAGATAAGGCGCCCAAGAATATTGGTGCATATCGAAATATCAAGCGTAACAATACGAAGAAGTTTAAAGAATTAACGCAGATGATGAGGGAGGCAACTAAGAATGAAACTTAGAATAGGTCACAGTGAATATCATGTTACCAAAGAGGAATTCATAGAGAATGATGGAGATAGTTGTTTAGGATTAATAAACTATCACGATTTGACGATAAAGATTAAAGAAAATCTCAATGTTGAATTATATAAAAAGACATTGATACATGAAATAGTACACGGAATTATGCGTGAGTCAGGTTTTGAAGATGATGAAATCCATACGGAAGATTTAGTGAATAGAATCGGACTAACGTTACACGGCTTTTTGAAAGACAATATCGTAGAAGTAACTAAACTATATGGGAGTGATAGGCATGGAACAGCATGATAAAATTTATGATTTAACAACTGTAGTAGATGTCGAAATTACCAAATTTGTGAATGAAGCATTTGATTTAGCAGTATCTAAAGCGAAGAACGTACACCAATTAAAGCAATATGATTTACATAGTGCAGTTGGTTCAAGAGAAATGAATGTACCTAGCGAAATTAATGAATGGTTATGGTGTGAAGCTGATACAAGATTTAAACGAAAAATATTTAATTACATCGCTGAATTGCCAGTGAAATAGAAGGGGGAGAACACAATGTTAGAATACATTAAAAATAAATTTAATCCGTATGAAGTTATTGATGCTTTACTTGATAGAAAAGAAACTCGAGAAGTTATTATAAATGATTTTATAAGTGTGAAAAAAGATTACGAAAACTTAGAAAACCTTTATAAAGAATCGTTAAAAAAGCAAAAAGAGCTTCCGGATAAAGTACAAATCCAAAACACACCATATGGTCAAGAAATTATGTTGTGTGGTAAGAGAATTGAGATTGAAAATCCTAAACCTAAAGTATTTACGAGTGAAGAAGTTAAAGAGATTTTAAATAACGCAAGAAGTACAGTGTAAACTATCCGTCCTAGACAAGACGTTAAAAGGTCTTTTTATTATGGATAGCTTTAAAACTCACGTCCAGAAAGGAATAGTGATCACTTAAGTATCTCGATGGTGGTGGATGCCACTCGACCTGTCGAAAGTCGCAAAAAGTCGAAACGTTTGTACAAGCGTATTGTACTATCCTAACGCTGTCGTTCAGCGGATAAAAACGAGAAGGAGTAATAGTATGAGACGAAAATTTTTAGAAGATTTAGGACTTGAAGTAGAAACGATTAATGAAATCATGAAAGAACATGGTAAAACTGTAGGTCGTAAAGACACTCAGATTGATGAGCTTGAAAAGGATTTAGAGAATCGTGATAAGCAGTTAAAAGACTTAGAGAACAATCCAAAGATTGACCCTGAATTGCAGAATAAATTGAATGAGTACAGCGAAGAGAATAAAAAATTAAAAGATGAGCGCCGAGACATCATTCTAAATGCTGCAATTGAAGTCGCAACTGCTAAAGATGCACATAATCCTAAAGCTGTTCTTAAATTAATTAATCGTGAATCTCTTGAAGTTCAAGAAGACGGAACTATTAAAGGATTAGATGAAGCTATCAGTTCATTAAGAGAATCAGATAGTTATTTATTTACTGCTGTTAATAGTGACGAGACACCACCAGGTAACGATGATAGTGATAAGCAAGACCATGTTAAACCACCTAACAACCTTAATCCTGGAGGACAACAAGGAAATGGTGGTAAAGATCCAGACTTATCTGAAGTCGGAAAAGCACATGCAAAAAGATTATTTAATAAAGAATAAGGAGGAAAATTAAATGAATTTAAAACCAAAAGTGAGCGCTCAATATAATAATGCTCCTACAGCATTCCGCGATTTTAAAGCAGTAGAATGGAAAGTTGGTAACGCAGTATTAGATGCTTCTAAATTAACTAAAGGGCAAGTGATTAAACCGTTCACTGCTATCTTCTTTAATGAATCAACTGGTTTATTTGAATTAGTAGCAAGTGACACACCAGCGACAATGAAAGGTGCATTGATTACTGGTTCTGAAGAAGTAGTTATCGAAGATACTACTACAAACGAAATGGTATCAGCAATTCGTAAAGCATCTCTTATTGAAGAGCGTTGTACCGGTGTAACTGCAAACTTTAAAACAGCAACTCAAGGACGATTAACGTTTGACGTTTAATCAATAACAAATTAGGAGGGAATTAAATGGTATTAGAGATTAAAGAATTTGAACAACCGGCATTACAAGCATTTATTGCTGAAGCGCCGATTACTAAAGAACACAGACTTGCTAAATGTTATCCAGTTGAGCAAGTTGATGAGATTTCAAGCGTATACGACTTAGTGACAAATCAGAAGATTGTTGCAGGTTCAATCGTTGGATTTAATGCAGGTACTCCTGTAAGAACTAAAGGAGAAGCGAAACAAGCAGTGGCGAAATTAACTAAAATCGCTCACGCATATCACTTAGATGAAGAGGATATGTTTAAGTTCCGTAATCCACGTAATGAAGAAGAGCGTCAACGTATCATCGATCGTACGTTACTTAACACTGCTGAATTATCTGAAGGTATTGAAGATACTAAAGAATTGATTCGTGCAGAATTAACGTATCGTGGTCGTTTCAATTATGAAGATAAACGTGACAACGTTAAGATTCAGTTTGAATTAGAACGTCCTGATGGCAACGACATGACTTCTACAACGAAATGGTCTGACACGGCTAACTCAACACCACTATCTGATATTGAAGCAGCAATTGCTCAATACAAATTGACTAACGGTAACAAAGAACCAGATTACATCGTTATGACTGAAGCTACTTATGCATTACTTAAGCGTTCTAAACAAGTTAAAGATGAGTTGTACCGAGACGGCTTACAGCCACGTATTATTAAAGACGGTGAAATCGCTGATTTATTTGAGTCAAACGGTTATCCAACTTTAGAAATCGAAAAAGGTTTCACTACTTTAGAAAATGCTGACGGTACTACTTATGATGTGGCACATTTAGAAGATAACAAATTTGTTTTACATGCTGCGATTATGGGAGCTACTTTAAGTGGCCCAGCTGCTGAAAATAACTTTGCTAAAGGGAAGTTTGCTTACCGTGTTATTTCTCAAGATCCAATCGGAGAAAAAACAATTGTTGGGGAAATAACATTACCAGTTTCTAAAAACTTTAATGGAAATGTAATTGTGACTGTCTAATTTAGACAGTCTCTTTTATTAATTAACAGGAGGGCTTAAATATGCCAAAAGTATATGTAGATAAAGGGACAGTAATTCACAAAGGACAAGCTTATTTCAGACAGTCTTTAGACCTTACTCAAGAAGAGTACGAGAACGTGAAAGACTTAGTAACTATTGAAGATGTTACTGAAACTACTGAAAAATCTTATAAAGATTTAGATGTTGAAGAGTTAAAAGCATTAGTCGAAGAAAAAGGTCTTGAAGTAGTTGCTACTGGTAAGAACGGAGCAGTTAAAGCTGACTACGTTAAAGCGTTGGAAGAAGCAGCAGAATAATATAAAGGTGTGATGTTATGGAAACATTGGAACAACATCAATCATTAATCGATGGCACAATGGCATACATGAACATCATGCCATTGCCTGGTTATATTAGTGAAGTACCAAGCGGAGACTTACCAAAGTTTTTATTTTCGGCCATTCAAGATATTAAGGATTACTTTCCTGGTATCGAGTTAACTCCAAGAATGGTATACCTGCAACTTGATTATAAATTAGAAGCTGAAGAAGAAGGCTTTGGAGTGCTTAAGCGTCACAATGTTGAAGATTATACTGTCAAAGATGTTAAAGTCGTATTTAATCATGAAAGGTTATCTCCATCATTATTAGCGATTATAGACGGAATACTCGCTGAGGAACGAAAGACATCTACAGGTAGAACAGCGAGGTTGATATAATGAGACCTCCGATGAATCAAAGAGTTTTAGTTAATAAAGCGGTTATAGATGAGAGTGGTAACCAAAAAACAGATAAATACGGGAGACCTTTAACAGAAAAAGTAGAATCTAAAGCACGTGTCAGACGGAAGTCAAATTTGATTGTTGCAGCAAGCGGCACTGAAACGAATACTAATATCGAAATTGATGTACCTTCTCGAATGCTTGTAAAAGAAGGAGAAGAGATACATTTCATTGATATGGATGGTAATGACGGATCTGGTAGAGTTGTATCTTATGAAGAAGCAACGAATGTTACAGGTTCACGCGTTCTATTTAGGACGGTGTTTGTTGATGGCCGATGAGTATTTCAAATTTGAATTTGATGATAATTATAAGCAGCTGCAGCAGTATTTTAAAACGTTTGATGAGCGCTTTACTAAAATCGTTATTGAAGAACTCGGTAAGTTTGGTCTAAGAGTTGAAGAAGTAGCGAAAGCACTTGCTCCACGTGATTCAGGAGACTTAGAAGACTCTATTAATGCTTCCAAAGTAATAGTTGAAGGTAAAACATTCTCTATTACTATAGGAACTAACATGAAATATGCTTTAAGAGTGCATGAGCAACCTGAAAGTAAAGGTGTTAGGCCTAAGTATCAAAGGGGTGTTAAATTCCCTGAATACTATAAAGATGGTCGTGGAGAAAACACTCGGAATAAACCAAATGTAAATGGATATAAACCAGGAAGAAAGTATCTAACGAATTCAGTTAAGGTTACTGAAGACGACTGGAATATAATGTGCGAAAGAATTCTCGCGCGAGTATTGGAGGGTTAGACTGATGATACAAGAGTCAATCATGAATCTGTTAAGAGAAAATATAACTGGGCTTACTTGGTCAGTCGACTACCGTACGTTGGGCGATAATACAGGTACAGTATATTCAGACGGTGGAGAAAAGCCTGGTATCTATGATGATGAAATGAAATATCCGCACTATCAAATCTATATCAGATCAAGTGATTTTGATAGGTGCAAAGACATAGCTTTTATAGTCTATGCATTGCTCCATAAGAAGAGCGACTGGTTTGTTAATGAACAGAATAATGTAATACATGTATACTTCATTGAAGCGTTGTCTGAGCCACTTAGAATAGGTGTGGAGGACAATGTGATGGAGTACAGCATAAACTTTAGAACAACATTAAGAATTGAAAATTAAAGCATATTTAGACATCTGAAAGGATGTCTATTTTTTATGCAAAAAACAGGAGGAATTAATTATATGAATGCATTTGATAAAAGTATAATGTTCGGTATGGCTAACTTTAAATTAACAGGTGCAGATAGCAAAGTCATCAATTTTGACGGTAAAGCTACTGGAGATGGAACGAGCTTTTTACAAACTGAAGGTGGAGTTCTAACTATTGAACCAAAGTTTAAGGATATTCAGTTTGAAGATACGGGAGAAAGTAACATTGATGATCGTGTTGTAGGCTGGGAAGTAAAAGTCAAAATGACTGTATCTCAAGAAACTTTAGAATTAATTCAGTTAGCGATGGCTGGAGCACATGCGATTAAAGATAGTGGTGCAACTAAATTAATCGGAATTACAGACGGACCTTTAGGTTCATCTAACCGTGATCGTGGAGTGAAAATGGAAATTCACCCACGTCAATTACCAGTTGAAGATAAATCGATGGATATCGTTATCTATAAAGTTGCATCAACTTCAGGATTTGAACGAGCATTTAAGAATGAACAAGGTAAATTTGATTTAGAATTCGTTGCATATCCAAAGGATGATTTTGATATGAGTCAACCTAATAACTTCTTCCAGATTGGACAAGCGACAACAGTTTAGTGGCTCAAACCCTACTTATAGCAAGTAGGGTTATTTTTGTATTTGTTTAAATAATTAATTGAAAAGAGGAATAAAACATGACAAACGAAGTAAAAGTATTAATCACTCAATACGTTAATGAAAAAGGTGTATTAAAAGATGATAGTAAAAAAGAAGTAGTAATTAAAGCGATGCGACCATATCAGTTCTTTGCGATTACTAAAGTTCTAAAAACATTAATCAATGAATTAAATGCTGATGAAAACATCAACGGTGCATTAGTCGGACTATTCGATACTGTTGAAGAAGGTATGGACACTAAAGATTTATTAAGTGCATTGTCAGCTCAATTCGTAAAAGATTCAGCTGGTTCAATCGGATTATTACTTGAAGTTGCTCCTGAAAGTGCTTTAGAACTGATTTCAATCTTATCCGATGTGCATCCTGAACAACTAAAACTTCAAGAGATGGATACATTCTTTGATGTAGTAGATGCAATTGCAGAAGTGAATGACTTAGCTAAGGTTGTTGAACGTGTAAAAAAGTCTACGAAAAGTTTTCAGAAGAGTCTCAAATGGGGCGAGAAAGTTACTCAAGCGACTCTAAGTCCAGTGAACTAAGTGGTTATGAGCTTGAAGATGCTCTCGTATATAAGCTAGCGCACAAACTAGGTGGAAGATCAGAAATCATTGATATGCCGCTTGAAGAAGCGTTAGCTTATTTAATTATCGTTATTGAACAGGAAGAGCAAGAAGCAGAAGCGAAGAAGTGGGATTTATATATGAATCACTTATCGCGTATTAATGCAAATCCTGCTCAAGATAAAGATGATGTTAAACGACAGAATCAGTTCATTGAAGGTATTGATCCTATGAAAGAAAATAAAGTGCTTGAAATGCCTAAAGAGTTAGAGTGGGACTTCGAGCAGCTTGAACAATTAAAGGCTTTACAAACTTAATTAATTATTTAAATGAATATACAAGGAAAGGAGGATAATATGGCTAACTTACAAGAAATCAGTACTAAGTTTGAACTATCGATAGATGGTATGTTGAGTAAGTTTAAGGTTTTAGAACAAAACTTTGATAACCTTCCAAAAGCGACTGAGAAAGCAACTAAGCGAATGGATAAAGCTTTCGGCTCTATTGATGATTCACTTAAGACATTTGATAAGCGATTATCTGAAACTGGTAAAGACTTCGATACTAAGAAGTTACAATCTGAATTGCAGAAGGCTCAAAAGGAATTCAAAGAAACAGGTAACATCAATAAAGAAACAATGCAGTCACTTCAAAATGAAATTAAGAGTATGGACTGGAAGTCTTTAGACGCTAATTCACGTGATACATTTAAAACTGTTATTCGTAATGTTAACAGTGTAGAGCGCAATATGAATAAGCTGAATGATGTTAAGTTTCTTGAAGGACTACCTGATGATGCGAGAGAAGCAGGTAAGCAGTTATTAGCATTACAAAAAGATGTAGACAAGACAAGTAAGTCGTTAGAAAAAGTTGATGATAAAGTGGACTTCAATAAGCTCAATAGTGAGCTTAATAAAGCTAAAAAAGAGTTACAGTCAACTGGTAAGATTGCAGATAATACACTAGCTCAGATAAATAAAAGTGTAAAAGATGTCGACTTCGAATCTATGTCTATGAGCGCGAATATTGCTTTCGGTAAAGTTGAAGAACGTGCTGATCAACTCGATAGAAAGCTTAGAACAGTTGGAGATGATGTTAATCTATCTAATTCTACTAAGAATATTTCTAAAGACATAGATGGCGCAACTGGTTCGGTTGGTGGCTTGAAAGGTGCATTTAAAGGATTAGGACCTGTTATTGCAGGTGCATTAGCTACTGTAAGCATAACGGAATTTACAAAGAAGATAGTTGAATCTACTGCTGAAATTGAAGCGCTTAATTCCCAATACGAACAAGTAATGGGCAAAATGAAGAATACAACCGATAAGTATCTTGGAGAGATGGCTCAGAAGTATAATGTGCATCCTAACGAATTAAAGAAGTCTATGCTACAGTATCAAGCGATACTTAAATCAAAAGGGTTAAATGAACAAGATGCATACGAAACTTCTAAAATGTGGTTAGAACGTACTGTGGACGGTTCGGCATTTGCTAATGAATCGATTGAAGAATCAACAGGACGTATGATGGCTGTTATTAAGGGTAGACATATTTGCCCCTCTTGCTAGTAATAGCAAGATAAACACCGGGAAAGAAAACTGGAAGGCTAAATATTAAACGGAATATGGTATTATGGTATAAGGGATAGGGTAGCTCCCGAACGACAGTTTCCTGACTGTCTTCCCTTCAATTTATTTCAGGAGCAACTTCAGGAGGTTGTAAATATGGCGACACATAATCTTTTAACAGATGATTATATTCGTGATTACGTTGAATCTATTTCTGATTGTAAATTTATTAGTCAAGAGAATAGAAAAACGAAACCAACGAATAAGACGACTGTAAAGTTTATTACTCTTCAATGTAAGTGTGGGAATGTATTTGAGGTTTGGTGGAAATGTTTTAAAGGCATTCACCAAAAACCAACTAGACAATGCAGAAATTGCACAAACAAACAAATGAGTGAAAAATTCTTGATGAATGATGAACGTTATAAAGCAGAAAAGAAACGTTTAAACATTGAAATAGAACACATTGAAACATGTAAAGGGAGTCATGAAGCAATCAAGCATAAATGTCCTGATTGTGGAGGTGCTTTCATTACGACACCTAACAATATACTTAGAAAAGCATCAACTAAATGTCGTGAATGCGCAAATTATTCAGCAGCTAGAAAACGAATGAAGACTAAAGAAGAAGTTGAAGCAAATTTGAATGATCTTGGATTGAAATGGATTGATGGTGAATATTCAAACAAGCTATCGAAACTTACGGTATTATGCAGTTGCAATCATAGTACATTTACAAGAAGGTATGAGTATATAATTGGTGGTAATGACAGGTGTTCGCAATGCGCAAACTCAACATCTAAACCTGCTTATGACATTGAACAGTATCTTATAAGAAAAGGCGCATCATTTAACAAAGAAATGACATTCGATGATTTGAGATATATTAAAAAATTACGATACGATTTCTTTGTAGATAATAGATTTCTTATTGAGTATCATGGCGAACAGCACTATCTTAAAACTTCAAGATACGCTGACGATGATTTATATATGCGTGATATGATTAAAGTTAACTACGCCTATGACAAACAAATACCGTTGATAATCATCCCATACACTAAAAGAAAAGTTTATAAAAATATCATTGATGAAGTACTAGACGAAAATACTTTAAATCTTTTGATTTCAAAGCATGGATACGTTATAGACTTCGCAAACATACCATATACCATAAAGAGTGCTTAGGCGCTCTTTTTATTATGTTTAATATACGCTAATCAGAGTGGAAGGCTAATAGTAAAGTATTGGTCACACGCAACGCATAGGCGACGAAACTGTACAGCAGAATGTAATTCGCCCACGAGTTCCCGGCACCCTACCAATGAGGGTGAAAAGGTATGCTGAACTTATAGGAAACTATAAGAACTAGAGGATAAAAAGCCTTTAGGATAACAAAATGGAATATGACTCGGCAGATACAGTTATGATTAACTTGTCTCAAACGATGCTTAATGATAAGGCTCAAGAAGTCTACGGTAAGAAATGGGAGCAACTGACTGTTACGCAACAAGAACAGTTAAAAGTACAAGAATCTATTCGTCAGCATAATAAAGCCGGAGTATTCGGACAAGGTGTTAAAGAAGCGGATAGCTATGAAAAGAACTTAGCTCAGTTAAAAAATACCTGGAAGGAATTTTTAGCTGAACAAGGTGGCCCCGCATTAGCAACAGCAAACGGTGCTTTAAAAGGGACTGTGACAATACTGCAAAACATGGCTAAGTGGGGTAAACAGATTCGAGGCTTCTTCTCTGATTTAACGGGAAGTAAATCGGTCAATATACTTCAAAAGCTAGGTTTCAGCAATGGTGAAGCGAATAACATCATCAACTGGTTTAATACGTTAAAACAACAACTTTCATTAGCGCAACGGTCAGTCACAAACTTTGTTAAAGATGGGTTTGATGCGATAAAGAAATTTTTTACAGGTCCAGACGGTCAACAGCTACTACAAGCAGCAAAGAATATTTTTAACGGAATACTTGCAGTAGTTAAGTTTGTTTTCCCGCTTGTTAAATTTATTATTGTATCAATCTGGCAGAATATCCAGGGTGTAATAAAAGGTGGTTTACAAGTCATAAAAGGCTTGATTCAAGTTTTCAGTGGGTTATTTACTGGAGACTTCAGAAAAATGTGGGAGGGTATTAAGAATATCTTCTCCGGAGCCATAAAGTTAATTTGGAACGGTGTCCAGTTATTATTCTACGGAAAACTTCTTAAAGGAGCTTTAGGCTTTGCTAAATTATTTGCTGGTGGCTTAAAATCCATGTGGCAGGGTATCCTCAATTTATTTAAGAATTTCGGTAAATTTATATGGGATACTTCAATGAAAACATCGAAAAATGTCATCGGAGCCTTTAAAAATCTTTGGACGAATTCCTTAAATATTATCAAAAATTTAAAGAACGGACTCGCTAACTCTTGGAATTTGATTAAAAAATCGACAGTTGATGCAGCTTTACGATTAAAAGACGGAGTTGTGGGTGCCTTTAAAAATACATGGAATGGTATTAAAGGCTGGATCAAGTCTATTAAAGATGGCGTAATCGGCATGAAAGATTCGGTCATTGAAACCGGTAAAAATATGGCTTCTGGATTAAAGGATAAAGTCGTTGGTGGACTAAATGCCATGATCGATGGAGTCAACTGGGTAGCCGATAAATTAGGGATGGGTAAACCATTATCCAAGATCAAGTATTCTCGTGGTACAGATGGTCATCCTGAAGATGGTTGGGCAACTGTAGGAGATAAAGGACCTGGTAATGGCAAAGGAACAAGAGAGCTAGTACAGTTCCCAAACGGACGCACAGCATTATTTGAAAAAGAAACAACATTCTGGATGCCAAAAGGAACACACGTCTATAGCAATAAAGAAACCGAACCTATTTTAGATAATATGAAATACTATTCTAAAGGTACTAAAAAAGATGGTAGCTTTGGTATGGGAATGCTCGTTAAAGCGACTAGTAATGCAGTTACGAGTTCTACTAAACTATTCGGTGCAAAGAATACGAGAAAAGCAATTGATTACACTGCAGAAAAAGGTGCGGAAGTTGAAAAGGTAACTAGAGCCGGTGTAGAAATCGCTGAAGACATTATGGAATACATTGAAGATCCAAGTAAACTAGTTGATCTCGCAATGAAAAAGTTCGGAGTAGACTTTAGCAGCATTGCTGGTTTGCCTGGAGAAATGATGTTAGGTGCCTATAAAAAACTTAAAGATCAAGCAGTTAAGTTAGTAACAGGATGGATAGATGAAGCGACTGGTGGTAATGCTGATGGTACTGAAATACTTGGATGGCCGATGACTACACCATACAGTCCTAATGCTGCAGTTCCTGGTTATCCTGCTTCTTTCAACGGAGGACGACATTATGGTATTGACTTAGGTATTCCTTCAGGTACAACGATTCATGCTCCAACAAGTGGAACAGTAGAACAACAAAGTAACCACGGTGGAGGAATTGTTGCTCGTTTATTATCTGGTAAAATTGCTCAATATTTTCTTCACTTAAGCAAAGTTTTAAAAACAGGACAAGTAAAACAAGGTGATGCGATTGCCAAGTCTGGTAATAGTGGTGCGTGGACTACAGGAGCACATTTACATTACCAAGTTGAAAGTCCTGCAAGCGCATCATTAACAAATACAAACACCATAGATCCTGTTAAGTTCTTAAAAGGAAATGGTGGGGGCGGTGCTGGAATACTTAAAGGAGTTTCAGCGCCTGGCAATATATCTAACTGGATTTCAAGCGCTATCAAAAGAACAGGTGTACCTGATTCTTGGGCACCATACCTCAAAACTATTGCTAAATACGAATCTGGATTTAACCCTGCAGCCGTTCAACATGGTTATGTTGATGTCAATACAGGTGGAAATGAAGCACGAGGTTTAATGCAAGTTACCCCTCAAACATATCGAGGTTTAATGGGTACGACAGAAGGCATGATGAATCCGATTAATAATATTACAGCATCTATTAAATGGATTAAATCTCGTTATGGTTCAATCACTAATATTCCTGGTATGGCATCAGGTACATGGCGCGGTGGATATGCGAATGGTGGTATCATACCTAAAGATTCTATCTATCGTGGTGGAGAAGAAGGTAGAGAAATTGTAATTCCTACTGTTCCTAAGCGTAGAAAACGAGCGAATGAATTAATAGCATTAGCTGACAGAATGGTGAATGGTAAGCCTAAACGATATGCAAAAGGAACTATCAAACGTAAGACGCATACAGTTAGAAGAGGAGATACTTTATGGGATATCTCTCGTAAAAACGGAACGACTGTAAAAGCATTGCAACTATTAAATGGGATTAAAAATCATTTAATCTATCCTGGTCAGATTATAAAATTAACAGGTGCGATTACTGGTTTAAGTAAGAATGTAACACAACAATCAAAAGCTCACAAAGCAACTGTACAAGCCTTAAGTAAAGCACAACGCATGTACAATACAGGTAGTGCCATCGTTAAACGAGGTAAAACGAGCGGTAAAGTAACAGGTAAAGAAGATATCGCAGTCGGTAACTTAATCATGGCCAACATGAAGAATATCGGTAAGTTACCTGTCGAGAAGATGCAATCTAATATCAATGCAATTAACAAGAAGATTAGTTCTATTATTGCATCTAATCAAGGCAAGATTGCTACGCTTAATAATAAGATTAAAAAGTCATCGAATAAGAAGACAATCGCAAATGCACGTGCTGAGATAAAAGCGTATCAAGCGCAGATTAATAGCTTGAAGAAGTTGAAACAAAGTGAAGTTCTGAAAACAAACTTCTTGAACAGTCTGATTAAACAGAAGCAAAGATTGCAGAATCAACTGAACCAAAAAACAGAAGAACGAAAAGCATTAGCTGATTCGAAGATGTCATTTAGAGATAGCTTAAGAGATTCTTATCGTGGATATGCGAGTTTCGAAGCTGCGAAAGGCAATACTTCACGTGATTTCATCGCATTTATGAAGTATAGACTTAGCAGAATGAAAAAGTTTGCAGCTAATGTATCTAAATTAAGAAAAATGGGACTAGATCCTACAATCTTAAGAGAAATACTTGCGGGTGGAATTGAGTCGGCTATACCTCGTGTAGAAACATTAGTTGGCGGTGGTAAAAAGAATGTTCTTGAAATAAACAAGCTGCAGAAACAAGTTCTTAGCTATGTTAATAATCTTTCTAACGAACATTCACGCTTAGGTTATGATCCTGAAATTAAAGCGAAAGATAAAGAAATCGCATCTATCAAGAAACAGCAGACATCATTACAAAGTAGAGCAAGTAGCTATTTAACTGCTAAACCTAAAGCACCTACTAAAAATACTGTAGCATCAAAGGTTAAAGCAAAGGTCACACCTAAAGCAAGACCTAAGCAACCTAGAACACACAACATTAAGTGGGGCGATACATTAGGTGGAATTGCTGCTAAGTATCATACAACAGTTGCAGCAATTAAAAAGCTTAATGGGTTAAAATCTGACATGATATATGCTGGTAGAAAGTTGAAGATACCTGGTTATGCTAAAGGTGGTATTGTTGACATCCCTCAAATCGCTTGGATTGCGGAAGGCGGATTTGCAGAATCAATTATTAGTCATGATCCATCACAACGTGTTCAACAGCAGAAGATATGGAAAGACACAGGTGATAAACTCGGATTCACTAAAGATGATGCGCTCACATTAAGAATGATTCAGTTACTTGAAGAACAGAAAGAATTGCAACGTTTAATGGCTCAAAGGGAAACTGTATTAAAAATTGATAAGAAGGCCTTTGCAAAAGAAGTCGCACCTGATATCGATAAAGAAATTGCACAGAATTTAAAGTTCAGAAATAGGGGGTTAGCGAATGTCTAATAGATTACAAGCTGGTTTCAGTATATACGGCGAACATTCACATTCTAGAGATATGTTAATGAGTAGTTATAGCTTTCCAACTCCTAAGATGAAAGAAATCAAAGGAACCGTTCCTTATATGAGCGGTTCTTATGATTTCTCTTTTTTATATGGAAAACCTACTTACGAAGATCGTCAAATATCGTTCGAAATGATAGTATTCTGCAACGATTATCAAGACAGGTCAGTTATTATTACAGATATTAAGAAATGGTTATATGGTAAGCCTATGAGTCAATTACGATGTGATGTATACGAGAACTTAGAGTACTATGTCAAATGCATTGATATTGAAGCTGAAATACTATCGTATGGTATCAACTTTAAAATAGTATTTGAAGGTCATCCGTATGCTAGAAATGTAATTGATAATAGCGAGGTGATCTGATGTATCGTTTGAAGTTATATAACGTCGATGATGCAAGTAATAAACATACGATATTAGATTTAGCTGAAGGTATTTCAGAAGTATCATCAGCAACTTTAGAACGACAAATTAACTCTATTGATTCATCAAATGTAGATCTATTTCATAGCTTTATTGATAAAACAGGATTTAACATTAAATCGTTTAAAACGATGCTTGAAATCTTTAATACTAAGAAGAACAAATTTGAGTTTAGGGGTCGTGTGATTACTCCTGATCATTCGATGGAATCAAGCGGAGAATTTAAACATCATCTGACATTTGAAGGCGCAAAAGCATTTCTTAAGGATAGCCTACAAAAACAGTCGTTTGAGTTTGATAAAGCACCTATAGATTTACTTAAGTTAGTTATCAATCATCATAATAGTGAAGTCGGAACTGAAACTTATAAACGATTTACAGTTGGAACAGTTGATGTACCTAAACCAGTTATTCCGGTAGATGAAGCATATCGCGAAGAAGAGAAATACTTTTATAGGTATGATGATAAAGATACATTATCGACTATCGAGGAAGATTTAGTTAATAAATATGGTGGAACAATCGTAATTGAATTAACTGAATCTGAAAACATTATTCATTGGTATAAAGATTATGCTAAAGAAAAGACCACTAAAATTGCATTAGGTGAAAACCTTCAGAATATCCAGTACAAGATAGATCCTACAGACATTATCACGAGATTAAAGCCTTTTGGGGTATCTAGCGAAACTGCAAATGGTCAAGAGATTAAGCTAACGATTGCTGATGTTAATAACGGTAGTCCGTATATTGATATTCCTGAATTGATTAGTATATATGGAGTTCAAACCGGTGTAGTTGAGTTTAGCGATATGTATACACCTGCAACTTTAAAAGCTGCAGCTAACAAATGGATAAAGGAACAAAATAAAAAAGTCGCAAATGTTTCTATTTCTTTAGATGCACTTGACTTAGAGTTAATTGGATTACGTCCAGACTCACTAGAGATTTTTAACGTTCATACTGTTGAAGTTGCGCCTTTAAATATCAATGAAAAGATGAAAATCATCGGAGAGAGCATTGATTTAATTCAACCACATAATAAATCTGTAACCATCGGAGATAAGCCTTGGACAATGGAAGATGTTCAGAAACAGATTGCTAGAGAACGTACAAGAGAAGTTGAAAGAAAGTTAGTCGAATCAACAAAAGCCCTCAATTCAAAAATCGGTGCTGTATCTAATGATCTGCAGAATGTTACAGAAGGGTTCAATCAATCAACTTCAACGCTACAATCAAACATTCAGTCTCAGCAACAGTTAATTACTGGTGTGACACCAGGTGTTACATTAAGTGATATAAACGGATTTCAACCAATAAAAAACAGTACGCTAAACGTTGGATTAGGAGTATTCAAAGTCGATCCTCAAATTATGGATGCAACAGTACAAGTTAAAGATGGCTTTTATGTAAGTAATAGTCAGTCACCAGTACAGTTTGATGCTTACTCTGTTATGCATCATCAAAGGTATTTGAGAGTTATTTTCTCGTCGTTTATGGATAGTTCAGCTACTGGTGTTATTGAAGTATTTAGTTATGACGGTGTGGCAACGACTTACTACAATTCAATAACAATCGATGCAGTAGGTAAAGAGAATCAGAAAGTAAATGAGTTGTTAATCGATCTAGGTAAACCTACTAAGCAGATACTTAATTTTTACTTTAGAATTAAATCAAACAGTGCTGTTAATGCTAATGTTCGCGAAATTTATGTAGGTACTACAGATTATTAGGAGTGATGATATGGAAGCCTGGTCAGTATTGACTAAAGTAATAGACGGTGAAGAAAAGATTGTAAAAGCAGGTCTTAATCTTGTAGTCGATGACGATTACAATCGAGCAATCATTGTCGACGAAGTAAAAGCAAGGCAATCAGAGAAATTAGAAATAAAAGATGGAGTTGTATCAGTTAAGACTGATGCGACTCTTTTATCTTTAGAAGAACTTAATAATAAAACAAAATTAAAAGAAATAATACCTGTTAAATTAAAATCGGAAATCGAGGAGGGTTCTAATGGAAGTAAATAGCTTAAAGACCAAAAACAATTATCATAACTATGTAGTAATTAAACAGTTCGATAATGCAAGTCCAATAGAATTAATATTATGTGGTCCAGATGGAACCCATATGAAAAATACCAGCGGAGAATGCACGGTCACATTATTAGATACTGTGGATAATCAAATAAGACAGAAATCAAATGAGATGGTAATTGGCGGGGTATTAACATTTAAAGTTACCAATGCTTTGAAGTCTAATAAGCACAACCTAGAGGTTACAATGAAGGATGGTTCTAAATTTCCCTCAGATTCGAAATTTGATGTACTTGTTAGTAAAACGCATGATGAAACGGAATTGAATATCATCAACAGTATGACATATGATGATGCTGTCAAGAAGTTAGCAGAAAGTGTAGTGACTGATTATGTCGATAGTCAGTTTAACAAGCTTTCTTCGGAGGAACAGCAATATGCAGAAGTGATAATTGCACGCCAAGGTATGCCCAATCTTTTAGAACGAATTAAGAAAATTGATAAAAATATTAATGAAGCAATAGGTGTAAAAGTCTCTGACTTCCCTAGAATTGCGGGTGAAATTGACGATCTACCTCGTTTTCAGAGAGCCATTGATTTCTTGGAAGAAGAAATTAATAAAGGAGTTAAGAGTGGTACGTTAATTATACCTAACGTACAAGAATATGAATTTGTTTTTAAAACGAACTCGACGATTCAAAATCCTACACGTGTTTCAATAAGAAAAGATAAGATTTCGATAATTGGTACAGGTATGCCTGTTATAAGAATGACAGGGTTGACACATGAATATTTAAATTCAATTGATGATTTTGCTTCGAGTGGACGTGACATCTTTTCTGCGTTTAGTTTCTTAGGAGTAAGTGATCCATTTATCGAAGGTGTGGTTTTTATTGGAGAACATACAGGGAATAAAGATTTTAGATACCAGTCTCCTCGTGCAATAGCAGTCAGCTTTAAGGGATGTAAAAATATTCATGTCAATAAAATTAGTGGCTTTAATATTCTTGGGAATGTTATAAATGTCGTAAATTCCAATATAACGTATGATGTTCCTTTTTCACTGTCAGAAAATGTTTATATCACAAATGTATTAGCTGAAAACTGCTTGGAAAATGGTGTTAACATCATGGGCGGTGTTAAAAATGTATTTATTAACAATTTAATTTCAAAAGGGAATGTAAACGGATTAGAAAGTGCTTCTGATGGTTTGGTATTAAACGGAAGTCTATTCATTGCTAATAGAAGTGCCGCACTAGCACTAAGTGGTAAAAATCAAGTTGTTAATGGTGGAGTTTTTAGCGGCAGTAAATATCTAAAATCTGATGGAAGTATTGATGCGAATAAAGGTTATGGAATTATAGTCACAGGTGGAGAAGGTGTTACAGTTACCAATGCCATTATTAAAGATAACTATTCAAATGCATTGATGATTTATCCTGGAGTATCTAAAGTTAGTTTGACTAATTCAGATATACAGAATAATGCTACTGAAGCTGTAAATAAGAATGTAATATATATATCCGGAACAAGTACCAAAAGGATTAAAGATATTACAATCTCTGGTAACAGATTTGATTGTAAAGGTTTATCAAACGCAGGCATAGCTGCATATGCAGACAACGTTTCTTTCTTTAACAATGAAGGTGTAATGGAAAGCGCTAGTGCTGCTTTAGCTATGTTAAATTCTTGTACAGGTTCTAAAGTGGTAAATAATAAGTTCAATAAATCTGTAGCAATGGCTGATGAAACAGGAGAGGTATATAATAACGGGATGTATCGAACTACTGAAAGTAAGACTGTGCCAACGACAGGAACTTGGAACTTGGGCGACATAATATTGAATCCGACCCCAACCGTCGGTGGTTGGGTTGAAGCGAGGTGTGTTCAGGGTGGTACTTTTGGCATATTAAATGGAGGAGGAACTTTTGCGAGTACAACTGCAGGATCAAATGTTATAACCGTGAATACAAATTCAGGATTGTCGGTTGGACAATATATTAATATCCAAAATATTAATGGTGTCAAAAAAATCGTTTCTATAAATGATAAGACAATTATTCTCGATAATACAGTAGATGTGACAACAAGCAGTGCTTATTTATCATATAGAACACCTATTATACAGATCTCTAGACAGAATGGAGTTATGGGTGCGGTATTATCTGCACCATCATTTATCGGGCAAGTTGCAGTAACAGGAGGTTCTGCTCCTAAAACGTACATGGCAGTCGGTACTTCTTCAACTTCGGATTGGCAACAAATAGGAGGATGACACTAGTACATTTTTTCTCTTATCATTTTCTTAAGAATAGAGTATATTTAAAAGAAAATGAAAGAGAGTGATATTATGACAGAGATTTCATTAAAGATTTTAGATTCTGAGAGTGAATTTCATTCAGGTTATGGAGCCGGTGCGGGTTCAATTGATAAAACTATTTATGAATGCCCATGTGGTAAAGGAAAGGTAATTTATACGAAAGATAATATACCTGGGTTTAGAGATAGCGATATCCAATGTAACTGTAAAGAATGTAATGAAAAATACGAGTTCAATAAGAATAGAGCGATAATTAAATAATTTGTTCTGAATAAGAACCTCTAATCACACATGACGATTAGAGGTTTTTATTATAAATAAATTTAAGAAGGAGTTGATTAAATGAACAGAATTGAAGATGTTACACCTGATGATTCAAAGATTTCACGACCACTATCAACACCTGAGAAATTAACATGCGCGTCTACTTTTACTTTTGGTTTGTATTCATTAGCAAGAGCATCATTCTGGATTTTAGAATCTGATACCGCAGTAAATGACAGTCCGTTATATGAAGCGCTCCACCAAGTTTTTCCTTTATGGACATGGGGGGCTGTCATTATGTTCTTCAGTATATGTCTGATAGCAAGTTGCTTCTATATACCACATAGACTAACAAGAACAATTTATGATCTGCTCGTTATGATAGGCGGTATAGGGCTGTCATTCTTTTATTTCTTTTTGGCAGTCGCAGGGATTAACAATTCAATTAACTGGTTAACACCTATAGGATTCTTGATACTTTCCGCGGGATTAGGTGTAATCGGATTTATAGGTGGTGTTAGCTATTTTGGAAAACGATAAAATAGAATCTTTTAAAGATGTACAAATACAACGAGAAAGAGACAAGAGAGAAATTTATAAATACATTGATGATGTTGATGACAAGCATACAAAAAATTATCACTTACTTGATAAAGCTATTACATTGTTTAGCGAATCACAGAAACCACTTGTAAAATCACTTACTAACATTGAGGGTCAAATGGTAACGCTAAATGATACTATGAGTGGATTTAAGGGTGAAGTTGATAAGTTAAAAGGTAAGGTAGATTCACACGAAGAATTTATCAGCAAACGAAAGAATGCGAATGACAAGATTATAGTCGCAATAATAGGTGCTTTCGCCACAATCGGCGGAAGTGCCTTTGCTTTTGCTCAAGTATTTTTTAAATAAGGACGTGCCATTTGGTGCGTCTATTTTATTTGGAGGGATATAAATTATGAATATCAATTGGAAGTTAAGGCTTAAAAATAAGGCAACTTTAACTGCGTTGATTGCAGCGCTGGCTCTACTTGCGAATCAGGTATGTGGATTGATTGGTGTGGATTATTCCGCGCAAATTAAACAATTAGTCGATATTTCAGGAACACTACTAACGATTCTCGCAGGTATCGGCATCTTGATCGACCCGACAACTGAAGGTTTAAATGACAGTGATTATTCACATCAAAAAGAAGAACCATCAAGCAACGATGTGAAAGTAACTGTAGATGAAGGTTTAATCACTGAAGAATCAGATGTAACTGTAGATGTTGATAATGAAGGAGGAGTAAATTAATGAAAACTTATTCAGAAGCTAGTAATCGTATAGATTGGTATGTTGGTAAATATATAAACTTCGATGGAGTATACGGAATGCAGTGCATGGACTTAGCTGTAGACTACGTATATTGGCTCGCAGATATCAGAATGTGGGGGAATGCGCGTGATGCCATCAATAACGACTTCAAAGGTCATTTTACAGTGTATGAAAATACACCATCATTTCAGCAGCAACGTGGAGATATCGCAGTATTTACTCGTGGCGCATTTGACAATTCATATGGTCATATTGCCATAGTATATAATAGCGGTAATATAAATGGATGCATGGTACTAGAACAGAATTGGGATGGACAGGCGAGAACACCAGCAACTTTAAGATGGGACGACTGCTCAGGAATCAGCCACTTTATCAGACCACATTATAAAAACGAAACGCTATTTACTTCTATTAAGAAAAAAGCGCCACAAAAAAGTACAAAACATTCAACAGTCACTTTACCTTTTAATGCAGCAGTGGATAGAGGACGTTCATTAACTGCTTATGTTACAGGTACGATTGATAACTTAGGCGCAGAAGTAAGAAAGCGCTCGGGAAATCGTGTTAAAGGTTTCAACTGGAATCGTAAGGCTGGATATGAACTAAAGCCTGGTGATGTAGTATATATCTTTGAAATCCACAATGGATGGGGAAGAATTTATACAGGTAATTTAACAGGAAAAGGCTCAAATGATTGGATTTGGTTAGGAAGAATGAAAGTGAATAAAGTATTTAAGTAAATTGTAGCCCTGCACTCAAATTAATGAGTGTGGGGCTTTTTTTGTTTTGAGAAACAAGTATAATCTTATTGAGGTGAATTCTTTTGAAAAATAAATATATGACTGTACTTTTTGTTGTAATAGCAATATTTGTTACTTCATTAATAACTGTGTTCGCATTGAGTGTAATTCAACCTGGAAGTACTATAGAAGCAATTGCAATTCCTATATCGTTTTTAAATATTTTTGCGACAGGGTATGGTGCTTACTTAGGGGCTAAAATATCCGGAGAAAATGCAACTCAATTAATGAAGAACGAGTTAATTATGTCGGATTTTAAAGAGCATAAAAAAGAAGATATGAGATTTCTAAATAAATTTAGTGAAATTGTTAATAAATATAAATTAAATAGTGAGATTGATATATCAAACTTTTCTCAGCATATTATATCAACTTTAAATGCTGATAGAGAGCTTAATAAAGTAAAAACTGATCTTGTTGATACTTCTCAAATCATAAGATATCCTACTGAATTTTTTATTCAAGATTTTGAGACATGTCGAACTTCTGCTGCAATGCTAAATAATAGATTAAACGGGTATGTTAAAAATTATATAGAAATTGATTTAAATATAGAAAAAAATAATTATCTAATTAATATACATGATGTAACATTCCACGGCTTATGTGATGTATATCGTCTTGGGCATAGGAAAACAGAAATAAAAGTGACAGTTCATGAAAAGTTGACTAAATTAGAAGATTATCCAGGTAAGTTTCTTGAAGGGTTTAGTCATAAAATTGATATCGGAGAAATGATTGATTATATAATAGATCAAAACAAAGATGAAATTAATAAATTCATAAAACAACTCAATAATAATAGATTGATTTTGAAGCAACTAAAGTTTAAGAATGAAGGAGATTTAAGGCTACACATTTTAAATTACTATGAAATAGATTAAAAAGAAGTATTTTTTAACTATAATCTTTTGATTATTCCGTCTATATAACCGAAATTTAGTAAATCCGGTTATATAGACGGATTATTTAATTAAGATAAATTAAATAACAATACTGTATATTTCAAAAGAAAGTTAAATATTGAAGCGTCTACTTTAATAAGAATAGGCACTTTTAATTTCAAATGGATAAATTAGCTGTCATCATCTAACTTCTACGATAAATTTAAACTTTAAATACTGTTTTTCATGATCAAAACATGTTCTTATTAGTACTTCTTGATTAAATTCATCGATTTTTTCAACTACGCAATCTATTTCATGTAATTGATAATTTTCATGATACAGAATAGTACAGGATGAAGGCATACAACTGTAGTGATGTAGCTTGATGTTGATGTCAGCGATTTGTTCATCGCTTAAATTAGGCATGTATACATAATCCTGCGATTGTATCTGACGTTTGATATCTGCATATTGCTGTGGCATCGTTGCAAAAGGTGCCCACTTAATCATTCCGCGACCTCGAGGGATATTACGTTCAAGGTATTGAAAGGGTATATTCCTGTAATCAGTTTCTTCTATTAAATACGAAGGTACTTGAGGATGAGTTGGATTAAGGTTATGGCAATTCAT